GGTACTTGAGTATCAACTTCTAAATAGATAACACCTTGTGCAGAACAAATGTCTTTGAAAGAACCACCGTTACCGTTAGTCGGCCAAGCAGTAGTTGTTGTAGAACCGTACTGAACAATACCTTGACCATATTTCTGAGTAACAACTCTAAATAATAATGGTGTAAATGTTGAAGTACCTAATTGAGTTGCTGCAGTAGTATCAGAAGTATACAATTTAAGACCTGATAAGAATTCTTCAGTATCCATTTCTTGACCGTTTGGTCCGATTAATTTTCCATCACCTGTGTTAGAGAAACCTGACATTGCAACCAAGATTTTTCTGTTTTCACCACTGTAAGATGCAGGTACTAACGCTCCGTTAGACCATTGTACAGTAGCACAAGTAGCAGTAATTGCTGACCATCTACCTTTAGAATAATCGAATAAACCTTCAGGGTCTAAACCTGGTTCAGTTCCTTCGTAGAATAAATCATAAAGATTTTTTTGGTAAGCGTTTGAGTTATCTCCATATCCAGCTCCTGCTAATCCAGCTCCACCATAGTTACCCGGAGAACCGATTGGTGCGTAGTGTTCACCTGATGAACTTTGAGTTCCACCTGTATATCCTTGAATTTTTGGTACAAAGAAGAATAATTTACCGATTGGTAAATTCATTGCTTGTACAGATACGATTTCATTCGCTAATAATTTAGAGAATACTCTTCTTACGATAGGGAAAACAACAGTTTCGAATGCTCCGTTAGAACCTTCACCTGTAGCTTCGTTTATCAAGAAAGACGCTTGGTTCTCATATAACTGAGCTACGTTTTCTCTCATATGTCCTTTAAGACCTTCTAGGAATCCTAATTTATCCCATTTGTTGATTGTGTCTTCTTTAATAACTTTCAAGTGTTTTAACCCGATGTTACCAACTAGACCTGATTCTAATAATGCTCCCATTTTTTTTGGTTTTTATTAATTTTAATTTATTTTTATTTTATTTTTGTCATTAAATCTTTCATTCTCAAGAACTGTGGATTCTCATATGTTTTAGACTCAATTAAGTTAACTGCTCCTGTAGAAGGTGATTTTGCAATTGTTCTTTCGATTGACTCGTTCATAGATTGAGATTTAGTTCCTGCTGATAATTCATTTTTAACAACTTGATATAAATTTTTAGATTCTTTAATAGTTTCAACACCATCAAATCTTCTTAAAATGTTAATTTTTTCTTGTTTTGATGTTGAGTGTTCAGTGAACAAACGTGTAGCGTAAGCTAAGTTTGAGTTGAATACTGCAACCTCGTTTAATTTACTTCTAAAAACATTAAGTGCTTTTCTGTACTCTTCGTTTTTCTCTCTAAGAATTTGTAATTCTTTGTTTGAAGTATCTTCTTTAATAGCTGTATTAAAACTTGAGTGAGCTCTTGGTTTTGGTAAACCACCTTTTCTAAAATTAGACCCCGCACCTAAAGTACGAACTGCCTCTTTTGTTTCAGATTTTTTTACAACAGGTTTTTCGATTCCTTCTTTAGATTCTACTTTTTTAACCATTTTGTTATTACCAAGCTTACTTCCGGCATTTTCACCATCTTTGTAGTCGAATTTTGCTTTACCTGTTCCCATAGTTCTTGGTCCTTGTTTCATTTTTGTTTTGAAACCACCTTCTTGGTTAGGTTTGTTTGAATAAACTTTTTTCTTATTTGGATTTCCCATTCCAACTCCTTTGATAGACATTTTTTTAGATTCCATAACTGGGTCTTCAACTTGTTCTTCCATATCAAGATATTCTGAATCGTCCTCTTCCATATCAAGATACTCAGAGTCATCCTCATCCATTTCGATTTCATACATAAGTTCTTCTTCTAAATCAAAATCAACATCATCAGCATCAATTTCGTCACCATCTTCGCTGTCAGAAAACATTCTGTCAACGATATCTTCGATAGTTTCTCCATTCATACCCATATCGTCTTCGTCTAATTCAAAATCTTTGTAGTGTCCGTCAACATCTCCGATTTTATGACCATCACGTCTTTTAAAATCGTGTTCGTTTCCTCCCCACATTTCATCGACTTCTTCAGACCACTCTTCGTTTTCTTCACTTTCTCCAACAATCATATACTCTTTACCGGTTTCCTCATCTTTTAAGTGAGTGTTTCCTTTGTCGTCTTTTGTAACAACAATGTTATCATCCGGTCCCATAAGTTGAAATACTCTAAGTACTTCTTCATCGTCAGCGTCAGTCAAGTCGATAGTATCTTCGTCGTCGTCCATATCTTCTTCGTCATCGAAGTCCATATCTTCTTCTTCGTCGTCACCATCATCCTCTGTGTCGTCCATATCATCAGTATCCATTTCGTCACCTTCTTCATCTGAATCATCGCCCATATCCATATCGGCAATATCATCAGAACCCATAGGGTCTTCCATTTCAACGTCATCGATTTCAATCTCATCATCTTGTTCAGATAAAGATTCTTTTACTAGGTCTTTGATTTCTTGTTTCATTGTAGAAGCAAGTATTCCTTTTGCATTTTCAGCTACCGCTTCTTCCAAATTTTTCATTTGGATGATAGCCTCTTCAACTAAAGATTTTTCTTTTGCCATTGTTTTTATATAGTTTTTAATATATAAATATCTCCCAATATGAAAAAAGTTTAAATTAAACTTAAATCACATCAGGTTTTTTATACATTAATAAATATCACCATAAAATAAAAAGCATAAAAAAAGAGGACATATAGTCCTCTTTTGTTTAATAATTAAAATTTTAATTACTCAATTACTTCGTCGATTTTACTTTCAACAATAGCAGTGATTCTCCACTCCATTGTGTAATGTTCGAAAACTTTAGTAACTTTCGCCTCTACGTCAGTAGGGTTATAACCACTTACTAATTTTTCTTCTCTCATTTTTTTAATCTTTCCTGATTCGTTATCAACTGAATCTAAGGTAACTTTTGCGATAAAATACTTTTCTTCCATTTTTTGTTATTAATTTAGTATCCCAAATAATCGTTTAATTTTTTCATTAAGTCAAGCGATTTGTTTCCGGAATCTCCAACGTGTCTCTCAACACTCATTTTTTTCTCTTCTTCTAAGTTCTCATCATATAGATGTTTGTCGTCTTTATTTAAGAATAGATACGCTCCCGGAGTTGAAGGTGACGATACTAAGTCGAAACAGATTAATTCAAAATCATCCTGTACTTCATTTTGTTCCCCAATTTTTTTAAGGGACCCAACACCTCTTGAAGATATCCCTAACGTAACTCCTTGTCTAAGGTAGTTTGCTGCTAAGTCACCTTTAGTAGAACAAATTCCACTTTCGTGATATCCCGGAGAAGTAAGTAATTTTATCTTACCCATTAGGACATTTCCTTCCCACCATACTTCGGTGATTGAGTGAGACACTCTATCTAAATCGATTAGAGATGATTCCGGGTGATTTAACTCAGATAGAGCAGTTCCCTTTTGAATCATTTTTTTATAATTCTCAGCCTCTCTTTTTAATATTTTTTCAGGGTATGTTCTACCATTTCTATTTGGTGTATTATATTTTTGTAATACAGCATAAAATTCGATTGGTTTAGAGTGGTCTAGTATTCCATTAGATTCTCGTATGATTTCAACATTACGTGATTCTGTTGGGTTAATATACCCTGCGTCATACTCAACTAATATACCTTTTCCTGATTCGTTCGGTTGTAATATTCTTAAACTCATTTTGAATGTTTTATTTATAAATATTAAACATTCTCGGTTTGTAACGATTCTTCTATTAATTTACTCTTTTTGGTTAGATAAAAATTAAAATTTTCATTATCTAAAAAATTATCTTTAAAAATTTGGTGTGTTATTTGTTGTAGTGATTCTTTGATTTCATTTCCTTTAAAATCCAAATCTTCTTGGATTATGTAAAAATTTATTTCAAGATTCATAAATGATTTTTTATTTATGTTTAGTCCGCTGGACCTTAAATCTAAATCTACTATAAATTTTTCATCAAAAATTTTTTTGTTTATTGACTCGTAAATTGAGTGTTTGATACTTCTACTTAGGTTAAGGACCGTCCTTGTCCAATTATCACATTCATAAATTGGTTCGACCCAAGTTTGTATGTTTAAGTAGAGAGATTTGAGAGTGATTGAGTCTACCGTTCCATATACAATTTTAGCTGTTTTGAATCCGTGTAGTAGAGAAGTTTTTCCCTTTTTCATTAAATTTCATATTTTCCCGTTTATTTTTAAAAAGAATAGGTGTTTTTAGGGGTAATGTCAAAACTTTTTTGTAATAGGAAGATATATGTATTATATGATAATAGTAAAACTAAATAACAACGTAACGATTGAAAAGGCTTTAAAACTTTATAAAAGTAAAGTTATTAAGACTCGTCAAAGTGGGGAACTTTTTAAAAGAAAGGAATTTGTTAAGAAATCTGTTATTAAGAGAAATGAACTTTCTAAGGCTAAGTATGTCCAAAAAAAGTTCAATTCTGATAATGATTAAAGATTCTCTTTAAGATTCTTAAGTTTGAAATACGTAAGCTTATCGTATTTTTCAGAAATTACTTTTGATATAGTTTCATCAATTCTTGTTTGCATTGAATTATCAGTGCTAGCATTTTTCATTTCCGTTAGTTTCGTAACCACACCTTCTTTAAGTGTGTTATATTTTTCATTCAATGTTGAATCATCTTCTGACAATAAAGAGATTAATTCTTTTTTATCTGATTCGTTTAATCCATCGATGTAACTTTTAATAGTTTTGTTTGCAACGCTTACCATAGTTGATAATGGTAGGTCAATACCTTCAGTAGTTACTACCGGTAATTTTTTAAGAGATTCTGCAATAACTTTTCTACTTTTGATTTTTGATTCAATAGTTAATACATCGCTAGAAAATAATGTGTCAATATCTGTATAACTACTTTCCACAGTTTTATTTCCAACCCAAGCAACGATTTGATTAATCTCTGATTGTTTTATTTTGTTTACGGTATTCTCGTAAATTTTAATACACTCATTGATGTAATCATTACAGTAAGATTCGCTTAAAGATTTTGGAGAACTTAGTTCATCGTATAAATAAAACAATTTACTTATGTTTTTATTTTCTATAACAAGTTTCTTAAATGTTTTTAATTCGTTTTTGAATGTGTCGTTAGCATATGATTCTAACAATACATTTTCTATCTTTGTTTTTAATAAACCAAAATTTTTCATATCTAATTTTTATTATAAATATCTAATCTTTTAGAAGTTTACTTAATTGGGCTTCAATATCCCCTAAAGAATTTTTTCCTTTGGATAAATCAATGAATGATTCATCTTCTGTTAAGGTTGAACTCTCAACTAAAATTTTTAAATTATCTCTTTTAAATGATTCCGGTGTAACTCCGGCTTCACCTCCCGGTTCAGGTCCTGGAGCTGGTTCAGGTGCTCCACCTAATTCAGGTTCTCCACCCAATTCAGGTCCACCTAAATCTTCCATTCCTCCTCCGAATCCTCCGCCTCCTCCGGCAGGTGGTGGTGGGGATGATGGTGCGGCTCCACCCGCAGTTGTACCTGACGGTGCGTTTCCGTATAATTTATCAATGTTATCAAAGATACCTGTATGTGTTATTATGGTAGCAGTATTCACTAATTCAGCACCAACCGCCATTTCAATTCTTTGTTGTTGTAAGTCAAGTTTAATTTCCTCATCTGAGAATCCTAAAATATGTTTCTTAGCCCACGATACAGATACCGGAGCGATTCCCGCAATTGCCGCAACACCTTGTTGGTATAGAGCAATTTTTTCTTTCCAAAGTTCAATTTTTAATAAATCAGCTTGTGATGATGGGTTTGTTAACGCTAGTGTAAAGTTTGATAATTCATCTTCAAACCCTAATAAGAATAAATGGATGATTGCAATTTTATTTAATTCAGCAATCATAGATTTTTGAATCTTATTAATTGTTCTTGCAAAACGAATGTCCATTAACGATAAATTTTTACCATCACCAGCAGTTTCTTCAAAACCTAAAAACGCTTTAGGAACTCTAAGTGCGGTTAATAATTTCTTTTGGATATATTCGATATCGGCAATTTCTGCTAAATTTTGTGCTCCCGGTAACGTTTCAATTGGCATCGTTGCC